TATTTTAAATAAAACCGAATCTGTAGTAGCAGCGTTCGTTGTTCTAGCATTAATAGTTATGTAGAGATCGGTGGCATCCTGGGGTATAGAGGTAAACTCAATTGCAGCAGCAGCTGATCCTAAAGTCTTTGTTTCAATTAGCTTCATGATTAGCTCGCAATTCCATAGAGAGCAAAGGTTGAACCTGCGTTCCAGGATGACGTCAGGGTAATACTTGTAATAGCCGCTGTGTTAGCCCACCGACCACAACTTGCTGTAGTTGTCAAATAAGATCCGGTGTTGCTTGTTAAGTTAAACCTAGTCAAAACATCTTTATGTTTGCTAGCTGAATAATCCATTATATTTGTTACAGCCATAGCCCTTGAACTCGGCAACATTGTTAGCCATGATTCATAAAGTCTGTCATAAGTTCCAGATGTTGATTGCGCATTATCATTAGCATACATGACTATAACCGAGTAGTTAGAACCCGTATCGCCATTCAATTGCATGGCTGCGTATGCAGCTGTAGATGATGTTGTGTTATAAACGAGAACCAAATCCCGATAAGTGCCAGGGATTGAAGAAAATGTGACCGTGCTTGCTGAGCTACCTAATGTTAGGTTGGCTAATGGAGTGTATGTAGGTGTTGGCATTATTAACCCTTGATTCCATATAGAGAAAAGCGTGAGCCTGTGTTGAAGTTAGCAAAAGCATCAAGAAGTTTGATTTCTGTCACGCCGTTAGTCAAAGCCAAACTTCCGCTCGTAAGCCTAATCCTATTTAGATCGGTAGCTCCGGTTAAAGCCCTGAATGTTTTGTTTTTTGTTGTTGAGTATGGATCTAGAATGTCAAGAACCATAGCACCATGGGCGTTAGAAGCGGAGCTGTTTCCTGTAATCATTCCTAAGCGCATAGCGCTTTGGGAAGTTTGAGCCGAAGAAGAGACGGCAGAACCGTTGCCCTGAAGTTCGTGATAAAAGTATCCAGAAGTGGTTGCGTTGAATTGAACGTTGATAGCTGAATCGAAATCAGCTCGAGTAGATCTAGCAACTGCGCGAATCTGGAGGTGTTTGTAGGTAGAAGAATAGCTTGCCAGGCTTGAGAAGGTCACAGAGGATTGTGCGCTTCCAAGAATGTAAGTCTCGATAAGCTCATAATCGGTTTCTACACCCCCACTAGCACTTGCGAGGATTCCTAAAGGAATAAGCATTGTTAGCCTAGGTTTCCAATCAAGTAGTAAACGCCTGAGCCACCAAAGACAACAGAAGCTCCAGCGTATTGCTTAGCTGTCTTTAGCTTTGCGTCTGCTGAAGATAGGGTGACACCGGCTCCAGCTGCGAACGTAATCTGACCGGCTCCAGCCTGGATAAAGTCAATGCGATCACCCTGCTGAGTTAGCACGTTGTCGATTGTAATTGTGATGGCTGTAGAGGTAGAGCGAATTGTAGTTCCAAGGTCAGCTGCAACGATTGAGTAGTTGGCAGACTTGTCAGACCATCCTGAAGCCTCATCGGTTAGATCTACCCAGGCAGTACCGGAGTAGAACTGGTAGCGGTTTGAGTCCTGCAACCAGGTAAGCATTCCCTCGAGCGGGGATGTTAGAGCTGATGCTCGAGCAGCCGAGCTGCTAAAGACCATGACCGACTGGTTCATTAGATAGTCGTTTAGATCCGAAGCGTTTAGAACGCTACCGTTAGAAAATACTTTATAAGCCATTAGGCTTCCTTCCAAAGTTCTAGAGTTGTGAACCAGTTATCGACGTCAATTTCATGGCTGACGCGAATGATTGTGTAGTATCCCACAATGTCCAACTGGTTAGTAGTATAGCTGACCCCTACGAGAGTTCCCGGTGTAAACACAGCGGCAGCCGTAAGGTCTCCAAGCCTGTCCTTGGCTGGAGTTACTACCTGGCTGACTAGCTTTGTTGGAGCCTGAATGTAAACAGCGCTGGCCCAGCGAGCTAATTCGGTAGCGTCGGTAGTGTTTATTGATACATCGATTGCTGATTCCCCATAGAGGTCAATCGAATCCTGATCCTTGCGGAATACTACGGTTGTGTCATCTGACGTGAGAGCAACCTTTAGAGAGTTATAAACAGCATCGGCATCGGAGCTAACGTTTATCTCTGCTAGGCATAGGTGGTAAGGATCTGATGAATGATTGTTCCCAATGACATAAGTTGTTGAGCTTCCCTCGGATGATGTCGGTCTAGGGATCACGGTCAGCTCTTCGGTCTCCTGGTCAATCCAAACTACTGCCAGTCCGACATCGATGGCATCATTGATTACATCCGGAACTAGAACGTTATCAATCTGGACAGCTGGGATGCGTCCGACAGTTGGGAGAGAGTTAGAGGACAGTCCAACACCAGTTTCTAGGGCCACAAGTTCAAACACGTCATCTGTGGTTGCGTATCCAGCCGGTAAGGATGTTGTGTCCCAATCAGCGATTCGAAGGTTTACCAAAGATTTATAAATGTCATAAGCTGTTATGCGAATTAGATTTGGGCCCATTGGGTAATAGGTCACGTCAATAGTGTCGATGTAGCCCACAAAGAGTACGCGGTCAATTTCTTCAGAGTCTAAGCGAACTCGAATTTTAGTATTAGATCTAATGTTCTTGTTTACAGTTGGGTCAAGCTCATAGCTTTGAAGGGTTAGGTTGGCTGTAGCTGGCTGTGGTTGAAAGTAAATTGCGTCATTGACGGAACCACCAATTGAAAGAACTGCATTTGAAACTTCGCATCCAACGTCTTGCCACTTCAGTCCTGAGCTTGGAGCTAGAACATCATCTCCACCAATTAGGGATGTACCAATAACAAACTCGCCATAGCCACCGAGAACGTCATCTCCTCCGAGCGTGCTTATTCCAAGAATAAAGCTGTTGCCATCTTCATCCGGAAGTAAGAACTCTACAAAGAGATTGTCCTGAAGGCTAAAGTTTGAAATCATCTTGCGCCAAGACGCCTTAGAGCTGAAGAGTCAATAGATGGAGAACCGGTAGTTTTGCTTCCCTTGTTTACTGCGTTGGCAATTTCTTTAGCTGTGACGTTGCCCTTGTTGATGTTGATTGTGACTGCCTGGGCTGGAGTGCTTACTCGACCAGGAGGAACTGGGGCTGGAGCCGGAGCGAATGAGTTTCTACCAGTAAGAAGTTGTTGAGCTCCTCCAAGTAAAGAATCTAGGTAGTTCTCTAAAGGCTTTGTGTTTCCAAAAGCAGCGGCAATAGGAGCTCCTAGTCCTGCGAGAAGATTTGCCACGACCTCGATGGTTCCAGCTAGAACTATCCAGAAGTTCTGGAATCCTTTAGCCTGGTCAGTCTGAGTAGATCCAAACAAGGTTCCAATAGTAAAGCCTAGGTTTCCTAAAGCTCCTTGCATTCTCACTATGGCTTCATCCACTTGCTTATTCTTTAGAGCTCCGACAAGTCCATCGAGGAATCTTTGAATGTCTGGCTGAACATCCACAAACCAATCAGCCAGGTATCCCAAAGCTGGAAGAAGTGAATTACCAACTGACTCTGAAACCTCACCAATTGCAACCTGGAATCTCTGGTAAGGATCTAGTTGAGCTGCCTTTTCAGCGCTTCCCTCAAATAGCCGCGAAAGCTCAGCCATTGGATCGCTGGCACCCTTGATTGCCGGGACAAGTCTTTCAAGTGCTCCTGTGGTTCCCTCTGGCCCAACTGCCCTGGATAAAGCTGAGGTGACTGCATCTAAGCCTTTACCAGTTCCAGCTGCGATGTCCATAGCTAGGGAAAGTAGCTTCGTTGATTCTTCTACGTCTCCAGTTGCTCGAGCAAGCTTTGCGAATGATGGCCTTAGCTCATCATCAGCGATTGATGCTTGCCTGGAAAGCTTAGAGATTGACTTTTCAACCGATGCAATTTGAGCGTTGTTTGCACCAGTGGTATTAGTCAGTGCTGTAGCTAATAGTCCCTGGGACTTAGCATCATCGACTGCAGCCTTGGCGGCGTCTTTTAGCTCCCTGGTTATAAAGGCGAATGATAGTCCGACACCGATGCCGGCGAATGCTCGACCAATGCCGCTGCTAATCTTTTGAGTTGCAGTCTGAAGCCCGGTTAGTTGCTTGTTAGCTCCCTGGGTAGCAGCCGTTAGCTTTTTGAACTCACCTAGGATTTCTACATTGAGAACTAAGCTCATCGGTCAATACCATCTTCCAAAACTTTGAGGAAGGCTGCGAACTCGGTGAGAGTCAAAGCTTTATACTCTGACGGACTCATGTTGAAGGCTGTACAAAAGCCAGCCATTCTCCTTGCCGCTTGCTTCCTTATTCTTTTTTTGCTTCATCACCCTGAACCATGGCTAGCGCCTGGCTAAGTGTGAACTTGCTTGCTTCCTCGATTGTGAACTTAGGGTTATCCCTTTTCATCACGATCCAGATAAAGCTCTTTAGTGCCTTGCCCTTTGGCTTGCCGTTGCCAAAAGCATTGTCAATACTTTCGCCTGTTAGGTTCTCGATTAGTTCTACTTCTTCGAGAGTTAGGCTTTCAAAATCAAATGCGCTCATTCTGTGTTATCCATTCGTTGGTCGGTTTTTATTGTACTTATTAAACATCTTATTAATGTTTTCAAAATAAGTTCTATAAACCTGTTCACGTGTCAATCCCAATGCTTTTGAGAAGAATGGGTTTGGCAAGATGTTCTTCTTTATAAAGTTGTTTTTGTCATAAAACCAACCCCAATGAATAGGGTTCGCGTAAGGAATGCTTCCGTTATTACCAGCACTTACAAGAACTTTTCTTGCTTGCTTTTTAGATCTAATGCTGTTCCGTAAGCGTCCCGAGCGAACTGGCACCAAGGTTCTAGCAGTAGAAGCAACAATTTCGGCGGCCTGTTGTGAGGCTGCTGATACTTCCGCTGTTGGAACTCCGATTCGCTTTAGGACGTTCATAACGTCCCTTAGACCTTCGACCTTGATGCCAGCTGGCTGGGCCATAACTAAGCTGTTGCGTCTACTGTGACACCGTAATAGATGTCTGAAGCAGGTGTGTGAGGTGTGTTCTTTACAGTAAGAGTCACGCTGAATACTGCGGTCTCGTTGCTTACCAAAGCTAGTGGAGGAAGCTGGTCAAATGTGACCACTCCGGTGTAGTGAGGTTCGCTTGAGGATGCAGTTGCGTTTCCGTTAGGTGCGATGGTGAAGTTGGCAGTTGATCCAAAG